TAATCAATTATTTGTTTATTTGTAAAATTTTTCTTATATTTAAAATATGAATGAAAACGTAAGACTAGGTTATGCCTGCGTTAACATGACGTTAACCGAGAGGCCAAAAAAGTTAGGTGGTAGAGTTACAACTTCTCGTACGGCTAGAAAGGCTAGCTGGTATTCGACGCGCGACTTGTCATTGTTAGGCGAACGTGCATTACTAAACGCTACTGACTTGTTACATTATCTGAAATGGAACGAAGACCATAACATCAAATTATTTCGTGTAGGTTCTGAATTAGTGCCATGGCATGATCAATTCGAATTACATGAGCTTCCTCAGTATGATGAGTTAGCAGCTAAGTTATTAGAATGTGGTAACTATGCTCGTGAGCATGGTCATCGACTAACTACTCATCCAGGACCATTTCATGTGTTAGGCTCCCCGCATGAGCATGTTGTTGATAAGACTATTATCGGTCTCGAACGACATTCCGAGCTATGGGACCTTATGGGCTATGCGCCATCTCATGAGAACAAGATTAATATTCATATTGGCGGTGCTTATGGCGACCATGAGACTACTGCAACCAGATGGATCAAAAACTATTATCGATTATCTGAAGCATGTAGAGCTCGTTTAGTTGTTGAGAATGATGATAAGCCTTCCATGTATAGTGTGCGTCAATTGTATGACTTATTCCATCGCGAGACTGGCATACCTATTACATTCGATTATCATCATCATATGTTCCATCCGGCCGGCCTCAGTGAATATGAAGCGTTACAGATGGCTGCCAGTACATGGCCAGATGATGTTAGACAATGCACTCATTATAGCGAATGTCGTAGACATGAGTTCCAACGTAAGTTCGAAGCTAAAATGGCTAAGCAGAATATTCCATTGAATGAAGTGCATGAATGGCCAACGTTTGCTAAAATGAAACATGACATAGATAAGATACGTATGCAAGCTCATTCCAATTATATCAAAGATGAGATACGTACTTATGATATGGATTTAGATATTGTAGTAGAAGCTAAAGCCAAAGAATTGGCAGTTTTACGATATCGCGATATTTATCAATATAATAAAAAGGTTTTACTATGAAAGACAGAGAAAATGTATTAAGACGATTAGATGAAGCAGATAACATGATCATGATCATGCAACAAAGCATTGAGCGTGGATTAAAAATAGATCCAGTAGAAGCACAAAATCGTTTTAGAAATATCCGTCAAAAATTACAGTTTGTGACAGACCGCGTGACCGCAAGTTAAATATGAAACGTAAATTACTTCCAATTGTTATAGCATTATCTGCTTTAGCAGTATCTGCCTCTGCAGCATTTTATTCAGTTTATGGATTAAGTAAATTGTTTGCAGGAGCTAGTACACAAGTAATTATAATGGCTAGTTCTTTAGAGTTTGCAAAGTTAGTTGTAGCATCTTTATTATATCAATATTGGAATAGTATAAATAAAGTATTACGAATATATCTTTCTATATCCGTATTCATATTAATGGTTATAACATCAGGTGGTATTTATGGATACTTATCTGGAGCATATCAAGAGACTGCAAATGAATCGGAGTATTTAGATAGACAAGTTGCTATTATAGATCAGAAACGTACACGATTCGAAGAACAACGAAATGATTTAAAACAATCTGTAATAACGTGGACGGAGGCTTTAAGTAATCCAACGAAGATACAATATGTAGATAAAGAATCTGGACAATTGGTTACGACAACATCATCACGCCAGCGTAAATTATTGCAATCTCAATTAATAGAAGCTAAAACTAATTTAAATGCAGTAACTGATTCTATTGCGAAATTAGATGTAGAAATATTAGAACAACAGATAGGAAATGATACTGCTCGTGAATTAGGGCCTTTGAAATATTTATCGAATTTATTAGACATAGAAATGGATAAAATCATTAATTGGTTTTTACTATTAATTATTTTTGTATTTGATCCATTAGCTATATCTATGGTGGTAGCCGCAAATTTTGCATTTACTCAAATAAAACCTAAAAATAGAAATGAAGATTATTTTATAAATCGTAATCGCGAATTAGAACGTAGAGTAGAAGGAAGTTTACCAGAAGGAGCGGAATGGGGTAAATATTATTCTCTTAAAGATAACAATTATTTTGATCCTAATGATGTTGATGAATTGAAACATTGGCAAGAAGAATTAGAGAAAGATGAAAATCTAGAAATTACAGACGATGATGAAAAACGAATGGATGTAATTGGTCAGAATGGAAATGATGGTTTACATTATGATACCGGTTCAATCGAACATATAGAAAAAGATATATATAACGAAAAAGAAAAGAAAGATCCACCAACTCGTACTCGCGGTAGTGGATATTGGTTTTAAATAATAAATAATAATTATGGCTAGAAAGAAAAAAGTTACACATCAATTTAAATCTCGTATACGAGATGGTCAACACGAAATGATCTGCAGAAATAGTATTGCAGATGAATCTTATTTTGCATGGGAACATTTAAAAGACTCTACACGATGTAATCGTTGGACAAGAGTTACAGCTAATACAACATCTGTGTTATGTTCTTTTTGTACATGTAAAACAGTACCACCTCCTGAAATACGTAAAGGATATGTATCTAAAGGACGACCGCGTGGCTGGCAATTTATGAAAGAGTTTGTTGATAAGGATGGAAATGTATTTCATAAAGGTGTTGAGCAAACTAAACTTAAAGGTACTCGTCCTGTTACAAAAATAGAACCTAAGCAATCTAAACGTAAATTATCTAAAGGCGAAAAAGCTAATTTAGAGCAGTCTATATTACAACAAATGGCTATGGTTAGAGGTCAGGTAAAGAAGGCTCGATTTAAAAAGGATATCAAGTCGGGTCAATCACAATTAAAACGTTTAGAACGTCAATTGAAAAAGATTCGATAATGGATATACAAAACAAATATGAAATATTAGATACTTCCGATTGGTCTGTATGGAAAAATAAATATCTAGATCCTATTATTCAAAATGGCGAATGGGATTTAATAATAGATCACCTAGGCGATGAAGTATATGAATTTCCACTTTTTACAAAAAAGTTTTGTAATGAAATAATTGAAATGACTGAAGAATTAAATAATTGGACATATGCTAGACATAAGTATTATCCAACTACTGATGTGTTATTGCAAGATATTGGTATGAATGATATTTACAATAAGGTTATTAACGAAATAATTCGTCCAATGGTAATTCATATTTGGACATTACAAGGTAAGAATTGGGATAAATTAAATTCAGAAAATTTTCTTGCAAGATATCTACCAGATGCTCAATCGCATTTATCTTTACATCATGATCATAGTCATTTAAGTTTAGTTGTCAAATTAAACGATGAATTTGAAGGTGGTGGAACATACTTTCCTAAATATAATTTATTATCAAATCCTAAACGGATTGGAACAGGTACTATACATCCTGGACAAATAACTCATAGGCATGGCGCTAGACCTATTTATTCAGGTAAACGATATATCATTGTTTCATTTATAAAACAAAATAGTTATAATATTTAAAAAAGATTTAATAATTCTTTGAATGTTGTAAAAAATTCTTTATATTTAATAAATTAATAAAGGTAATAGATGAGTATATACGACGAAAAGGTTCCAGAAACGAATCAGAATATAAAAGAAAAAGAAGAAAATGGCTCATTATATGAAGCCTTGCATAATCAACTAGCAACTTTAGTCGATTATAATGATTCAATAATATTTCTTAATGATGAAATAAATGATCATACATTAACTGATCTTATTATACGCATGCGAAGTTTGCTACAAAATCGTGAAGACAAAAAAGCACCAGTTAATTTAATGATAAATTCGCCAGGCGGTGATGTTCATGAAATGTTAGGTATTATTGATTATATGGAATCATTAGATGTTAAAGTTAATACAATCTGCAGAGGTAGAGCATTTTCTGCCGCGGCAATTATACTAGCATGTGGTACTGGTAACAGAATGATGAGTAAACGATCAACTGTCATGTTTCATCAATCATCTAGTTTTTTAGGAGGTAAGATGAGTGACATATCCGCGTACTTAGATAATGTTAAAAATATAGAGAAAACTATATATGATATATTAGCAGAAAAAACTAATAAAGATCAAGCATGGTGGAAAGATAATATGAAATCAGATTTATATTTAACCGCTGAGCAATTAAAAGAATATAACGTAATTGATACAATAATATGAAATTAACAGCAAATCAAATAGCAGAAAATTGGGACGAATTATTAAACGTAATTAAAACAGAATTTACAGGAACTCGTAAAGATAAATTATTAGCAATGTATACTGATATGGAAGATCGTATGGCCATGGCACCGGCTTCATCTTATAGTCATTTTCATAACGCATTTGCCGGCGGATATGTTGAACATGTTTTGCGTGTAATAAAATGTGCTAAAAAAGTATATACATTATGGACAGATATGGAAGCTGATATGTCTGGTTATACATATGAAGAGCTTATCTTTACCGCATTAAATCATGATATTGGTAAGATGGGATTTCCTGGCGATGGTAATGAAGTTTATCAGTGGAATGATTCTGAATGGCATAGAAAGAATCAAGGTAAGGAATATAAAATTAATCCTAATAATCCGTTTACGTTAGTAAATGATTTATCTATCTGGTTACTACAACATTATGGAATTGAAATTTCATGGAATGAAATGTTAGGCATTAAATTAACAGATGGGTTATATGACGATTCTAATAAACCTTATTTTATATCTAGGTCAGCTGATGCAAAATTAAAAACAAATTTGGGTTATGTAATGCATCAAGCCGATTCAATGGCTGCTAGAATAGAGTATGAACGTTGGAATAATAATAAACCTATTACTAGTAATGCTCCTAAAAAGAAAATAACTAGTCCGCAAACTCAAATTAATGCTAATAAAATGTTTAACGAGTTATTTGGAGATTAATACATGACAACAATTATAATATTATCAGTAATACTAACTATTTCTATTTTAATTAATTTTAATCAAATGCGAAAACAAGAAGCATTAGAAGAATATATCGAAGAGTTAGAAAATTCTAATACAGAATATTATCAATTTTTTACAACTTTAAAATCACGCATGAATGAATCAAATTCCAAATTAAAACAAATCGATCGGTTAGGTTCTTTTGAAGCTGATGATGAAACTGGATTTATTTTTACTGAATTACGTGATATGGTTGATGAATTAAATAAAGGATTTTAATGAAAAAATTAAGTCCTGTAGATAAATTTTATGAATGGTTGGCGTTAGAACAAGCTGATATTGAAACTAATGGTCCTAAAAAACGTCGTGGTCGTAAACCTACTAAAAATATGTATTTTACATATATAACTGATAAAGCAATTATTGCGTATAATAAAGAGTCTAGTTATGCTAAACGTAATAAAGTTTTTCGTGAGCATATTAATTATCCCTTCAATAAATTAGTAGAAAATATATATCATACATTTAGATTTTCATATTTTGACGTACCATACGAAGATATTAAAGCAGAAGTTGTTGCATTTTTAACTGAAAAAATAGGAAAATTTCAAGAAGGTAAAGGAAAGGCGTTTTCTTATTTTTCAATAGTTGCTAAAAATTATCTTATCATACAAAATAATGCAAATTATGCTAAAATGAAATTACGAACTGATACTACTGAAATTGATGCTAATAGAAATGTTAGTGCAGAAGTAGCATTATCTGATCATCAAGATTCGTTACGTGATTTTACTGATTTATGGGTAGATTGGTATGATGATCATATAAATACTATATTTTTCAATAAACGAGATATTATAGTAGCAGATACAATATTAGAATTATTTCGTATACGTGAAAACATAGAAAATTTTAATAAAAAAGCTTTATATATTTTAATAAGAGAACGTACTGGTCTTAAAACACAGAATATAACTAAAGTACTCAATGTCATGCGACGTGATTATATGAAAATGTATGCTGTATATCGCAAATCCGGGCATATTATTAACATAAATCATTAGTCCTTATATTTATATAAAAGGATTTCATGAATACAGATTTCGAATTATTTCAAGGAACAAATTTTTCTGATTTGATGCGTGACATATATCATAATCAAAAAAAGAAATCTAGACAAATTGACGGTCTTATAAAAGAGTTACAACCGTTAATAAAAAATTCAGGTGATGCATCTGTTCTAGTTCCTATGATAAAAGATTATCTAGAAGTTTCTGTGAAAAATGATGATGCTTTAGTTAAATTAGCAGCAATTGTACAGCGTTTAATATCTGCAACAAATAAAGAATCTGATGATGGCGAATTTGGATTATCTGACGAAGAACGTCGTAGGTTATTAGAAGAAGCTGAATCTGAAGTTAATAAGCTTCAAGCTGAAAGTAAGGAAATAGATGCCGGACAAAATCGACCTATTGATGGGTCAGGTAGTTCAGACCGACGACCCAACTCAGTTTGATGAATTTAAAGATCAAAATGATATAGATTATTTACCAGGTACAATAATTGTTAGATTACGTGGTACTGGTCATTCTATCGCACAAGAAGTAGCTGCAATACCAGCAAATCCTAATTTTCTTAATATACCATTATATGGCGAACAAGTAATTGTTTTTAATGCAATAGATGGTCGTACAGAAGATACCAAAACTGATTTATATTATTATATGCCATGGTTAAATGCTCATGGCATGATGAATAATGGTATAATGCCATACATTCATGATACAATACCAGAAGATAAAGGATATGGAACATACGCCGTATCATCTCCATTCAAAAGTAAAGAACCAGAACAACGTTCATTCGAAGAAAAAAATATAGTAACAATACAACCTTATCAAGGAGATAGTATAATACAAGATCGATTTGGTTCTTTGTTACGGTTTACTAGTACTCATAAAACTTTAGATCCATATTCTCAAGAACCATTCTGGGATAGTGAAAATGCAGGCGATCCATTAGTTGCATTATCATGTGGCGTTGATGGTACCGAACAGGAAGGATATTTTACTATTGAAAATCCGGATAAGGATGCGGCATTTATTTATTTATCAAAATCACATAAAATAAGTAATCTAACGTTGGCACAACCAAAAGTAGGAAAAGAAGTAAAGCCTGTTAGTTCGTATGATAAATCTCAAGTTATTATAGGTTCAAATCGTTTAATTTTTAATGCGCGCACAGAAGAAATTGTATTAGTTGCTAAAAAAGATGTTAAAATTGCGACACCGGCTTGGCAAACTGATATGGATGAATTTTTTACATTGATGTTAGCATTTTTAGATGAAGTGATAAAACAAAACCTGAATATACAAGCAGGTCATGCGGAAATAGGAACTGTGGCACAGGAAAATGCATTGGAAACTCATATTTCTCCGGAAACCGGTTTGCAGACTAGTCCTCCGACAAATAATGGACAGTATGTGGCATCAAATGTTCGATCGACTGTAGCTAATACAAATGAATCATTAGATATCGAATCTCAACTTCGATCAATACGCGAAGACTTCGCAAATATGCGCCAATAATATAGTGTAACCATATTTATTAAAAAGGATAATACTATGAGTTCAAAATCATTTACAAAATTATTACGTAAGATTATTCGTGAAGAAGTACAGACAGCTGTACGAGATGTATTAACAGAAAACGCGACAAATCATAAACAAGTTATATCACATGGATTGCAAATGAATGAAATGGCAAATACTCGTCCTAAAAAACAATTCACAAAAAATTCAATGTTAAATGATTTATTAAATGAAACAGCAGCCGCTCCAGTCTCTGCAGAAATGACAGATTGGAATACAATGAATTTCAAATCAGAAATGGCACAAGCTTTTGGAATGGAAACTTCTCCTTCAGTTGTTCCCATGACAGGTATTAATGGAGAATCAGTTAATATGAATAATAAAAAAGTGGCTACCACAGTTAATGCAATGACAAAAGATTATTCAGCACTAATGAAAGCGATTGATAAAAAGAAAGGTAAATAATGTCAAGACCAGTTTATCGATATCAACCTATTAATGAAACTCCAGATAAAGCAATTGGTATATTATTACCATTTAATAATTCTGCAAATGCGCGATCAGCTGATCCAAATTTAAATTATGCATCTGGAAGTAGTTCCGGAAAACAATTATTTGGTCAATCATTTTCTACTGAAGAACAGGTTATATCAAACTTAAAAAATTTGTTATTGACTCGTAAAGGTGAACGAGTAATGGAACCTTTATTTGGTACTGATATTTTTGATAAGTTATTTGAAAATAATACATTAGATTTAAGAACATCATTGCAGAAAACATTAACAGAAGATATTGAATATTGGTTACCATATATTATCATAAATGGTATTGATATCACGTCAAGTGAAGATATGCATACTATTACAATATTAATACATTTTACAATAACTAGTATAGGTGCAAATTTAGTAATTAACGTATTGGCATCCGAAAATTCATTAGTGGTAAGTGATGCAACACCGGATTTAGAATTACAACCTATATCAACAGATGGATTATTGTAAGTAAGAGGCAGCTATGAGCAATTTAATTAAAAAAGATGTTAAATATTTAAACAAAGATTTTGCCCAGTTTAGACAAAATTTAATAAACTTTGCAAAAAATTACTTTCCAGATACATATCAAGATTTTAATGAATCATCTCCGGGAATGATGTTTGTAGAAATGGCATCATATGTAGGCGATGTTTTATCGTATTATGCTGATACATCATTTCGTGAAAGTTTATTAAATTCGGCTGATGAATCGTCTAATATATTAGCATTGTCACAATTATTTGGATTCAAACCAAAATTAAATTCGCCAGCGCGATGTAAATTAGATGTTTTTCAATTAGTTATTGCCTCTGGTAGTGGAGAAAATGCTGCTCCAGATATGGAATATGCATTATCTATTGCATCAAACATGGAAGTGTTAAGCGACTCCGGAATCAAGTTTAGAACATTAGAACCGGTGGAATTTAATGATGATCCAGATATCTCTGTATATGAAATTGACGGTGGCGGAGAAGTTGCTCGTTATTTACTTAAGAAAGAAGTTACTGTAGAATCTGGTGAAATAAAAGAATTAACATTTACATTTAATGATCCAAAACCATATGATAAAATAGTGTTACCAGAAACAAATATTATTAACGTAATAAGTGTTAAAGATAGTGCAGATAATACATGGAATGAAGTTGATTATTTAGCGCAAGATACTGTCTTTGAAGATATAGCAAATATAGCATATAATGATCCAGAACTTTCCATATATCGATCTACCGTACCTTATATATTAAAATTACGTAAAACACCTAGACGATTTGTTACTAGATTACGTGATGATAATCGATTAGAAATACAATTTGGTTCGGGTATATCATCTGATGCTGATGAAGAAATTATTCCGAATCCTAAAAACGTAGGTTTAGGATTAGAATATTTAAGGCGTACAACTACAGATACAATTGATCCTTCAAACTTTTTATATACTAGTACTTATGGTTTAGCTCCTTCTAATACAGATTTAACAATACGATATACTGTAGGTGGATCTGTAACAGAAAATGTAGGAGTAAATACTATAGCTACTGTTGGAAATGTTACATATCTTAACGAAGTTACAGGAGTTGATTTAACAGATTCTAAAGCATCTGTAGCTGTTACAAATTCAGAACCAGCACTTGGAGGTAGAGCTAAGCAAGACATTGAAAGTATACGACAAAATGCCATGGCCACGTTTGCAGCACAGAATAGAGCAATTACTCGTGAAGATTACATTGCTCGTGTATATGCCATGCCATCAAAATTTGGATCTGTTGCAAAGGCTTATATTATAGGAGATACTCAAATTAATACATCTGATATGGTATATCCTCGCGATACCATTGATAATCCGTACGCATTAAACATGTATTTATTAGCATATGATGAAAATGAACAATTTACAGAATGTAACCAAGCTCTTAAAGAGAATATAAGAACTTATATATCTCAGTATCGTATGTTAACAGATGCTATTAACATAAAATCAGCGTTTATAATTAATTTAGGAGTAGATTTTGATATTATACCTAGGCCAAATTTTAATAGTAATGAAGTTTTAATAAGAGCAATTGCAAAGTTAAAAGATATAATGTCAAATGATAAAATGCAAATAAATGGTCCTATCAATATATCATCTTTAGTTAATGCTTTAGATTTAGTGGAAGGTGTACAAAGTATAATTAACTTTAAGTTTTATTGTAAATCGGGTGGTACTTATTCTAATAATAAATACGCTGTAGATGCGGCTATTAAAAATAATATTTTATATCCGTCATTAGATCCTAGTATATTTGAAATTAAATATCCGGATAATGATATTAAAGCACGAATTGTAAAACCATAAGGAAATAAATGTATAGAATATTTTATGCAGAAAGAGATACAACATTATATGAAAGATTTCCAGAATTAAATTCTGGTATTGATCAGATATTAGAATTAACAAAAAATGTATCTGGTTCACGTGTAGAAGGTATAATACGTGGAGAAACATTTAATACTAGAATACTATTAGACTTTGGTTCTGAATTAACTGTATTAAAAAATGCGATTACTGATGGTACTATACCTCCAATTGGAAACTTATACCCATCGGCATCGGTATTTTTAACATTAAGATCATCAGATGCAACTGATCTGTTACAACAATATACATTAAAAGCATTTCCAGTATCAGAATCATGGAATAATGGTCAAGGATATGCACATGATATACCACAAAGTTCTATAGGCGCGTCATGGTATTTTAGAGATTCAAAAGATTTAGCAACATATTGGAATAGTGGATCTGCTCATAGTAAAGGAAATTCATCAGGAGTAACTCGACAGCTTGGTGGCGGTGCATGGATAACTGGTTCTACTTATGAATCATCTCAATCATTTCAAAATCAAATTCCGGATATTCGAATGAATGTTACAGATATTGTTAAACATTGGGTAGATGAAGATATTGATAATAATGGTTTCATTATTAAACGTTCGGAAACGGATGAAATTTCTGGTGATTTAGCTGGTTCTATTAAATTCTTTGGTAGAGAGTCTCATACAATATTTGTTCCAAAATTAGAGGTAGCATGGGATGATCATACAACGGGTAGTTTATCTGAAATATCTGATGAATTAATTATTCCGTATTTTAAAAACATTAAATCTGAATATCGTACATCTGAAATTGCAAGATTTAGAATTGGTGTAAGATCTGAATTTCCAACACGTACATATTCTACAGCATCATTTTATATAGGAAATGATATTTTACCGGTGTCAAGTTCATATGGAATATTTGATTATGAAACAAATGAACCAATAATACCATTTGATACATCTTGGGGCAAATCTCGTACAAAAATTAATAGTGATGATACCGGTAATTATTTTGATTTAAGGATGGACGCATTTTTGCCGGAACGTTATTACAAAATAATATTAAAATGTGAACGGTCAACTGATATTCGAATGTTTGATGAATTTTATTTTAAGGTGGTTAGTTAATGAATAAACGAGAATTTAAATTAGTACCTCGCAATAATAGAAATATTGCCCAATTTACAATTGATAAGCAGGAATATGCGAAGTATCCATTTGAACAAACATATATTGGTGGTGATATACATCCAAGATTAGAGTTTTTCGTACCACCGCGGCCTGAAACGCGTCCTTCTAAACCGGTAGTAATACAACAAGTACCGGTACCAGTACCAGTTGAAGTACCAGTAGCGGTAGTACCGCCACCACCACCGCCGCCGCCGCCACCGCCGCCGCCTCCTGTTACAACTGGCGGGATAAAGCCTCCGCGGCCTGAACCAGAAATACCAGAAATAGAAGTAGAGCCACCAGAGGATTGGCCAACCGGTGGAGTAAAACCAATGCGTGATATACCAGTAGAGGCTCCGGAAATAGAAGTCGATCCGCCAGATGATTGGCCTACCGGTGGATATAAACCACCGCGGTAAAGGATAACGAATGGCAAGAAAAGAAAGAAATATAGTAAAAAGTATTGGCCCGGTATTACTTAAAAATGGATGGGTAGAAGCTCATTTATATAGTCCAGGTCCCGATAGTACATATATTACTGGTGGTGAATTATCGGATAAGTTTTATGTAATAGACACTGATTGTATTTATGTAGATTGGGCAAGTGTTTTAAAGGAAGCTGATATTACTAGTGGAACATTTAATACTGTCGTTAACTTATACGATCCAATTTTTGGGACTCAAACAAATCCTTCTATTTTCTTAAAAGAAATTTCTCCGGATAGGCGTGAATTATTACTTGAATATAATATAGAAAACATTTCTCCGGAAAAGGCTCGTGATAGATTTTTAACATTTGCAAAACTTTTACCTAATATAGCTGAACCAGCAGTAAATTTTGGAAACAATGAAATATATAGAATTGTCAATGCTAATTTATTACCCGATCTTACTGGCGCATCTTCATTTAGTGATATTACAATTCGTTTGGCAGTAAAATTATATGACCCTTTACCACCAAGAATTACAGAGCGCACACGTGGATGGATTATAGATGAAGTTGCTGATTCAGTTGCGGATATTATATCAATAAAAAATAATATTAGAGTTGTAGATAATATAATTGAATTACGAGGTCCTAATTTTGATGTTGAAACTCAATTTGGTACTATAACTGAAACTGAATTTAAATCATGGAACTCTTTATTAGATGCAAATACCGCAACGTCTCAAGATATTGTGGATCGTATATTTTCTGGATCCTTGGATGGCGTAGGTGTTGGAATCGATTATTCAGGATTTGATAATTTTATACATTTTTCGTCCGCGGCTGAGCGTGTAGCAAATTTTAAATATAAACTACAATTAATTGAATATTATGATCAACGTATTGGTATATTAAATGATGCGGATGGAACTGACGGTACTGCGTTGCAAAATAATGTTACTATTAATACTAATAGAAAAAATGAAGTTATAGGTCAATTTGATGGATTTGAGCGGTGGTTATATAATCATTCAACTTCAAGTTTATTTACTCATCATGAGCTTTATGAAGATGAAATATATGAAGTCGAAGGAGATCGTTTAGGTGCTCAGCTATATCGGGTACAAGCTTGGCCAAAATATCTAGAAAATGGAAGTTATAGATTACATCATACTACATCAAGTCTTGCACAAACATGGTTTACAAATACATTAGCTACAGCATCATTATATGATGTAGAAAATGAATCAGCTTTAGTAAAAACAATTCCGGAACATATACGACGTGATGAAAATAATTCTCAATATGAATTATTTGTTAATATGATTGCACATCATTATGATATAATTTATTCGTATGTGGATAATTTATCAAAAGTATATCATGTGCAAGAACATCCGGAATTAGGACAAAGTAAAGAAACATTATATCAAATTGCAAAGTCATTAGGTTGGACTTTAACTAACGGAAAACAAGCAACTGCATTATCTCAATACAAATTAGGAGTAAATTCTGGATCTGGAGCATATATGCAGACTGGTTCGTTATTTTCTAAATCAGATGAAGCAATAACTTCTGAAGTATGGCAACGTATTGTTAATAATTTACCGTATTTACTTAAAACTAAAGGGACTGCAAGGTCTATCAAAGCATTAATGAATACATATGGTATTCCGCAGACTTTGCTTTCTATACGCGAATATGGAGGTCCAAAAGTATCTGGTGAGTCTCCGTTATTAATTGAAGATCGATTCACATATGCTTTACAATTTGAAAGTGGATCGACCGGTACTAAATCACCTACTGTTACATTTGGTAATGAATTTTATACAGCATCTTTTAATAACTGGGGTATTCCTAAAGATGGTATCTCCGGAAGTGTACCATGCCAAACCAGAGAATGGAGATTTAAACCCGCGGTTACAGAAAGCATGTTGATGTTTACAAATAAATTTCTTCTTAACAACGGCGATCCTCGAATACTGGCTCATATTGCTATACAACATACTGGATCATATTCTGGATCTGGTAAATATGGTAGATTAGTAGTTTCTCATGGATATGGACTCGACACCCAAAAGCCAGTAACAGCATCTACAGATTGGTTACCGTTATATGATGGCGATTTTTGGAACGTGAGATGGTTTTGGCAATCTACTGGATCTGGTATATTAACATATAATAATCAAGACAATTTAAGCACGACATACCATTTACAGGTACAAAAATCATCAGATTATATTAACGATAAAATTATACACCGAGCATCAGCTTCATATACCGCATCATATACTGAACATTATAAAGCTTGGCAATTTCCTAGTACTGATGAGCTGACCCCCGGAACATATAAGAGAGGTAAGTCATCTCTAGGAGGTTATCCAGGCGATGCAGCTATTACTAATAATGATCAATATAGAGTTACTAATTATTTAAATCATTTCTTTGATAATACTACTGGAACCAGTACAACCGCAAATAGTGATATAATGACATTTTCAGGATCGATGCAAGAGTATCGTGAATATCTCGAAGATATCGGACAAACAACGTTTGACTTGCATACTAAAAATCCTACATCATACGTATCTGGACTATCTCCAACTGGTTCATATGATACATTGGTAAGACATTATCCATTGGGTACGGATTTAAATGCAGTAAATCATCATGATGCAGCTTATCGTATTATAACATCATCTCATCCATTCCGTCTTTTTGATTTTCAAAATACTATTCATCCGGATGGAGATGTAGGATTAATAGCATCTGCCAGTACATACGCATCAATGTCTAATTTTCCAGTACCAGATAATTTGGAACGCGGTAATTATGAAACATTGGTTGAAACATATTATGTGCAAGGAGTTTCTTTAGGAGGTAATCTTCCTAGATCTCAAAAAATACGAATAGAAGATAATGAATTAGTCAGAAATTTATCTCCTACAAATACTGCGGAAAAGTCTAGATTTGATCGTGCTCCAATTGATACAAATCGATTAGGATTATTTTATTCAATGGCTGATCAGGTTAATAAAGAAATTTTTAATCATATTGGTGACGTTGAATTAGATGATTTTGTAGGAGATCCAGATGATGAATTTGAGCCTAGATATCCAGATTTAGATTTCTTTGCAAAAGAATATTGGAAAAAATATACAGATCGAAATGACATAAATGCTTATATGAGAATATTTAGTCAATTTGATTTTGCATTATTTAATCAGATAAAACAGGTTTTACCAGAACGTGTCGATGAAGCTATGGGATTGTTAGTTGAGCCTCATGTATTAGAAAGAGCAAAAGTACCATTAACAAAACGTCCAACATTTACTAATCCACAATATGAAGGAGTTATTAATAAAGAGCCATCAGGTAGTGGTGTATATCAATGTTATACTGCAAGTATAGAAATGCAAGAATTAATTTCTGCAGAAACAGTATATCATATTGGATCAAATGGTCCTACTGATGTTGGTAACCCATGTGGTCAAATTCAAGTTGTACAGACTGGTAGTATGACTGGTTCGGTAAATGAAGGATTTGCAATGAACTGCCGATCTAGTAGTTTTTATAAAACAAGAGACTTTATATTTACTACTCCGGCGAGTAGATCAATAGGAGTGACATCGCCTAAACATCTTGGATATTATGCTACTAGTAGTCTTTCTATTGGTTGTTATATGGATGACGAATTTATAATGACTCATAATTTAAGATATGATGGTTGTAAAAATACATCGCCTGGTAATTTACTTACATACCAAGGACAAGCTAATCAGGCATCAAATATACCAGCATTAGAATTTAAAGCAGTAGTAGAAGTGTTTCAAGTTAATCCAAATCAATTGTTTTATAACGAAGATCCTCCGGAGAATGAAGCAGGAACTATTCGTGTTCAATAAATTTATGTATAAGCATATTTATTAAAAAGTAGGATAAGATATGGGATATTTAAATAATAGTTCAATAACAGTAGATGCAATTCTTACAAAAAAAGGTCGAGAATTGTTAGCACGTGGACGTGATGAATTTAGAATTACGCAATTTGCTTTAGCAGATGATGAAATAGATTATGATCTATATAATCCAGAACATACATTAGGTACAGCATTTTATGGAGCTGCTATTGAAAATATGCCAATTTTAGAAGCATTGCCAGATGAAACTCAAATGTTAAAATATAAGTTAGTAACTTTACCAAAAGGTACAGCACGAATACCTCAAGTATCAGTTGGTGTTGCGAGTATATCATTAGAAGCAAATCAGACATATGTTATTTCACCAGATACAGTTAACTTTACAGGTGGTAATAGACAATTTGGTTATACAGCAATTTTATCTGATTCAGATGTGGCAGAAATTCGTGCAACTAAAACGTTAGGTAGAACTGGACAATTAGCATCAATACCACAATTTATTGGAGATACGGAATCGGCTCAAAGTATTACTGTGTCAGGTACTGAATTTGAAATAATTGCAAAAGAACAGTTTAATGCAAATGCTACCGCGACAATATTAATAATTGGTAATGAAACTGGTGGTAGAGCATTAGTTGATCTTACTGTTAAAAAAGTTCAAGTAGCAACAACTAGAAGCTCTTAAAAAGGATAAAATAATATGGCAAGTTTTAATTATGGAGGTGGTAGACCAAAGTCAAACGGATTTGATAAATTCTTACCGGTAAGAGATACTAGATCATTAGCGCCAGCCTCAGAACCGGTCAGATCAGTCGCTCCAGTAATTCCAGATGTAAAATTGACAACTCCAGCAACATCGCCGATCAGACCCACAGAAACGGTTAAAGTAGATGTTGTAGATCCTATTACAAAACAGGTTTTTGAACAAGAAGTTGTTGTACCGGTTAGAGAAACTACTCAGATAGATAAAGTTGTAATTCAACAGCAAGCGGAAATAATAGCAGAAGAAATTGTTCGTGAACAATCTGTGCAAACTCAACGTACTCGTCGAGGTAGAGTATTTACTAGATTTGATCAGGTAGATGATATATTAGCAAATAATGTTGAAACAGTGACGCGTGGATTATTTTTTGGTAATACTGGTAGTTTAACGTTAATGTATACATCTAGTAATCAAACTGCAATACAAAATGCATATTATCGAGAAATTTTTAGTACTGGTGATCCAGCTACTGAAGCAAACGCGAACCCAGAATTTTCTATAGCATATGGACATTTTGCTGGATCTGGGTCTGTTGATCCAACTGGTGGTAATTTAAATGATGATACGCCATCTCGAGCAATTTATAAACAATTTGCACAAACATTGTTAGAACCAAATGATAAGAAATTTACCATGGATGGTGATGATAAAGAATCGTGTTATTTTATAACTTTTAATCGAGCTAGATTCCGAGAAAAAGTAGATCCAGGTAATTTGGAAATAACATTGGTAGAATTAGCGGGTGGTTTGTCAGGTGTAAATGATCATACAGGTTCTGCTGTAAAATGGAATAATACGACCCATTATCGACAATATATTGATGATTCATCAGTTAATGCTGCAACGTTAGGTGAATCTGGACAAGTTTATAATATAGTATCTGGAACGTTAGATGGAGGAACTCATATTCATAATCCATCTGATCCATTAGTTTATGGATTAATATATCCGCAACATGGTGTTGTAGTTTTAGATGCAGCAAAATTAGATGCAAATATTGCTGCTGGCGGAGTTAACTTAGAAAGTGTGACAGGATCTCAAGTTCAAGGCGATAATGCTTTGAAGTTGTTTACATCTATATCAGCTTCTGATGCTAGAACACCAACCGGTAGAAATGGTGGTCTGCAAGCTCGTTCTTCAGAGCAAGTTAAATCTACATATTATTTTGTTAGAGCTAAAAATGCAGATTATAATTATTCAAATAATCCATCATATGTGACAGGGTCATTAGGACAATTAACATTTAATTCATTTAAAAATGATCCTCAAACATTTATAACAACAGTAGGAATGTATAATAATCGTAGAGAGTTGTTAGCAACTGCAAAACTAAGTCAACCGTTATTGAAAAACTTTACTCGAGAAGCATTGATTAAAGTGAAATTAGATTTTTAAAATTAAATTGATATGATATGCCAATTATTCCAACAGTTTTTCGACCTATTCGATCCAATGATTTTCAGCGACGCTCATTTAAAGCATTTAAGAATTATTATATAAGCTCGTCTAATACTGAAACTACTGCATCAGGTTATATTGCGCGTGAAGCTTTTTATCGTACAACTAGAGGAACCCCGGGTGATACAGGACCGGGGCCGTTACGACCTGGTATTGGTTGGAGTAATTTTCATATAGGAGATTTTTCCGCATATAATCCGTTATTGAATTCAAGCGATCAATCATATCCACATTTAATCTGGTGTAGTTTAGATCACCGATATTATGCACATCCTTATAATCCAGGTAGATCTGCTGAATTAACTAATCGATCTGTTACATATAAAGATTTATATATATCAGCTTCTACATTAACACTTCCATATTTTGATGTTGGTGAACGAATTAAAGCTGGTTCCATGACTGGTACATTTATTAACGATAATTGGCAATATACATTACAAGATGATGGACATGGCAATTTACGAGATCCTTTAATTTTAACTTCAAGTATGGCAACTTCTAGCCGGTGCTTTTTTCATTTATCATTTAATAAAGATTTTAAAAATCATGGACCAGTTGAACAAGAATATGAAATAATTACTCAATTTAATAGTAGAGTTGTTCCGTTTTCATCTCAATATGTTTTGAAAGACGGTATTGTCATGTCCGGTATTGACGATCCGATACAAGCTGGAACACATCAGCATAGTGGTTACGCATTTAATATGGGTAGTAATCAATCAAAATCTCGTATACGAATACCTCATAATGAAAAATTTAATAATTTTGGAAAATGTGATGATTGGACAATATCATTTTGGCATAAAAATAGTTGGGGTAAAAATCATGAGCTTATATCAAAATGTGGAATACGTAAAGAAACGGTTTTCGATCGCAGAAATAGTGTTACAAAAGTACGTGACAATGTTCGAACCATGCCAAATATAACTGCTTCGGCATTTCGAAATGTACGTACTCCATTTGTTATCGGTCAAATAGGTAAAGGTACTAGTACAACTGAAGCATCTGGTTCATATCATTTTCGTGCCTGTGATGGAACACATGCATTGCATATATCAAGTAGTTTTGATGATAATAAAAGAATTGCTAGCACAGATGCTCGTTGGGTACATGTTGCTGTACGAAATTCAGCTTCATTATGTCAAATATTTATTAACGGTGATAAATCTGGAACATCGGGTTCAATACCACCTGAAAGTACTGCGAATATAGATGATATTATCATTGGATCGTTTATATCCGGAAGTTTTGAAAATGGAGTCACTGTTTCTGGAAATCATATAGCAGAAATACGTATGTATGATTATGCGGTATCTGATTCAACAGTTGAATCATTAGCTAATAATCATTATCTATCTGGTTCATTGTTTCAAACAAATGTGGCCGGTAACGTATTTTATCGTAATGGAGAAATGGTTGTTTCATCACCAATGATGAAGTATAATACTGCATCTGGTGCATTTGGTAATAATTTTCAATTATCATATAAAGGTACTCATACAATTTATGAGAATGAGGTACTAGTACGTGTACCTAAAGATCAAATGAATGTATCAATGAATCCAACAGCGACATTTAAACCTACTAATCAAGGTACGGTTGGATGTAAACCATTTCAACGTAATCTATTGCCAGGTGAATATCGTAAACATATGTTTTTATCTGGTACTGCGTTACCGTATATTACTACCATTGGTTTATATAACGATGATGCTCAGTTATTGGCAATTGGTAAACCGTCTCAAGCAATTCAAAAACGAGATGATGTAGATATGAACTTTATTGTTCGTTGGGACTACTAACATATTTATATTAAATAGGAACAAGTTATGGCATGGAAACGTAAATCTAAAATACGTGCGAACGCAATTAAACATGGTTATAGAAGCGGATTTGAACATCGAGTATCAGATCAATTAAATGAAGCGAAGATAAAATTTGGGTATGAAGATACAGTTATAAATTATATCAAACCAGAAACAAAACATACATATACAATTGATTTCACTTTACCAAATGGTATACTAGTAGAAACAAAAGGACGTTGGGTTTTAGAAGATCGTAAAAAACATTTGTTAATTAAAAAACAATATCCAGAATTAGATATCAGAATTGTATTTCAATCGGCTCGTACAAAAATACGTAAAGGCTCAAAAACTACATATGGTGATTTTTGCGATAAACATGGAATTCCGTGGGCAGAAAAAAGTATACCAGAAAGTTGGTTAAAAACTTGACCTTACGAAATATTTTTGATATATTCAATTATAATTAAATTTTCATGAAAGTTAATCTTGAATGAAACATTGTTATTGTGATGACAATGCTAATATATTAATATTAATATTAATGAGCAAATTTTCTGTAATTACACTTTTAGAATCTGTATTAGGTAAAGGTAAAATAAACTCAAATGATAATATCGCATTTCATTGTCCTTTCTGTCCAACCACTAAAAAGAAAATGGAAGTTAATGTCGTTTCTCAACATTGGCATTGTTGGGTATGTAATGCAGCTGGGCGTAAACTAACTGTATTATTTAGAAAACTAAATGTACAAAGAGAAAAGATATCGCGATTAATTCAATTATTAGATGATGTTGAATATCGGCCTAAACGCACAACTACAGATACACCGGTTATACAATTACCTGAAGAATTTACCCCATTATGGAAAATTAATACAAAATCACCTGAATATCGTAATGCTGTATATTATTTAAAGAATAGAGGAATCACTATATATGATATTCTTAAATATCGTATTGGTTATTGCACATCTGGTTTATATTCTGGAAAAATTATTATTCCAAGTTATGATGCAAATGGTAGTTTAAATTATTTTGTAGGACGCGCATATTATGATACTGAATATAAACATAAGAATCCAAATGTATCAAAAGATATTGTAGGATTTGAATTACATATAAATTGGAATATGCCAATTATTTTAGTAGAAGGAGCATTTGATGCAATTGCCATTAAACGTAATGCAATTCCATTATTTGGTAAAACTATATCAAATACTCTTAAAAAACGTATTGTAGAAAAAGGTGTAAAAGAAATATATATTTGTTTAGATCAAGATGCACGTAAACAAGCTTTAGAAGCAGCTGAATATTTTATGGCAAATGGATTGCGAGTTTACTTTGTAGATTTAACTGAATCAGATCCAAGTGAATTAGGATTTAAACAAATAAAATATGAAATTGAACATACTAATATGTTAACATCAGAAAAATTAATGGAACAGAAAATATTATGCACGATATAGATATTGGAATAGAGAAGATTGATAAGATTTATCACATTGCTGATGTACATGTTAGAAATGTTAAACGACATAAAGAATATAAGTTAGTATTTAAACGATTATATACTTATATTAAGAAAACAAAAACTGTAAATTCTTTGATATATGTAGCTGGGGATATTGTCCATGCTAAAACCGATATGTCACCAGAATTAGTATCTGTTGTATCAGATTTCTTTAAACAATTAGCAGATTTAGCACCTACTATAGTAATTACTGGTAACCATGATTGTAACCTAAATAATAACTATCGCTTAGATGC